GGAACGGTCTGATGGGCGAAGGCGTGCTGGGTTACGAAGAGATCAACATGTCTCAGTCCATCCAGCAGTTCACGACTGGTTCGCGCTCCGGCACGATCACGGTCGATGGCACCATGACGGTGGAAGGCTCCTCGAAGATCACCCTCAACGGCACCACGGGTCATACCCTCGCCGTCGGCGACGTCTTCACGATTGCCAACGTGTACGCGGTCAACCCGCAGACCCGTCAGTCCACTGGTTCGCTCCAGCAGTTTGTCGTCACTGCGGCCAACACCGCGGCGGGCAACAAGTTCACGGACGTCAACATCAGCCCGGCGATCTACACCGCGTCGAACGCTCTGGCCACTGTGAACAGCTTCCCGCAGAACCTCGCCACCGTCACGTTCGTCGGCGCGGCCTCGACGGCCTACCCGCAGAACCTGATCTACCACAAGGACGCCATCTCGTTCGCCACCGCGGACCTGCTGCTTCCGAACGGTGTGGACATGGCTTCCCGCCAGGTGCACAACGGCATCTCGATGCGCGTTGTCCGTCAGTATGACATCAACAACGACCGTATGCCCTGCCGTATCGACGTGCTTTACGGATATTCCGTGATCCGCGCGCCGATGGCCGTGCGTCTCTGGGGCTAACAGGTAAAGATAGGAGAATACGACAATGGCACTTCCTTCTGTTGGTGGCGGCTATCAGTTCAGCGATGGCAACGTCAATGAAGTCAAGCTTGGCACACAGGGTACTCCCGCCGCCGTTCCGGCTGGTAACGCTACCCTGACGTCTGCCCAGCTCGTCAACGGCATCATCCTCGGTTCGCCGGGGTCGAGCGCCGCTGCCTACACGCTGCCGCTGGCGGCCGATCTGGACAGCTATCTGGGCAACGCCCACAATGGCTCCAGCTTCGACTTCTCGGTGATCAACGTGGACGGCTCCAGCTCTGGCGTCATCACCATGACGACCAACACCGGCTGGTCCATCGGCACGTCTGGCTCGCAGGGCCTGATGACCATCGCTGCTACCGCTGGCACCGTGCGTCGCTTCCGCGCCCGCAAGACCGGTGACGCGGCTTGGGCGCTCTACGCGATCTCGTAAGCAACAAGGCGGGCGGTCAACCGCCCGCCTAACCCTTCAAGGAGAACCACATGCCCAATACGAAGCCTGTTGGTGTTGCCTACGAGGACCCGTACCTCGACGGCGCCACAATCGCCAACCCGGTCTACCCGGCCAAGGGCGCGGCGCTGACGGCCGCTCTGACGACCATCACGTCCACGGCTCCCGGTACGGCCGACTATGCCATTCAGGATTTGACCCAGACGACCCCGTTTGGGTTCGTGACCAAGGACGAGGGTAATTCGGTGCTGGCGGTTATCGCCAACCTCCAGACCCGCGTCGCTCAGCTTGAGAGCCGCCTTCAGGCTCTTGGCCTGATCTCGTAACCAGACAGGCGGTCTTCGGGCCGCCTGTTCCTCATAAGGAAAAACAATGGCTGAAATTTACCTGATGCACCACAAGCACGGCATCAAGATTGCCACCATGGAAATGGAAGCGCAGTACGATGAGAGCCACGGCTGGGTGCGGTTTGACCCGGAAGACCTCCATGACGAGGTCATCGAAGAGGTTGTCGAGGAGGCTGTCGAAGCTCCTGCGGCCGACTTGCCAGAGCCGGTGGTTGAGGTTAATGTGCTGTCCGAGGCTCCGCGCCGTCGCGGTCGCCCGCGCGTGACGAAGGACGAATAGCATGGCATCGGCTGGCGACATTATCAATGGCTCCCTGCGACTGATTGGTGTGCTGGCCGAAGGCGAAACGCCGTCTTCCGAGACGGCGCAGGACGCCCTGAACGCGCTAAACCAGATGATCGAGTCGTGGAATACGGAGCGCCTCGCCGTCTTCGCAACGCAGGATCAGGTTGTTAGCTGGCCGCCTGGCGCCCGTTTCCAGACGTTTGGGCCGACCGGCAACATCGTCGGCAACCGCCCGGTTTTGATCGACGACGCGACCTACTTCCGTGATCCGGCCAGCGGCATCTCCTACGGCCTGAAGCTGATCAACCAGCAGCAGTACAACGGCATCGCGGTCAAGACCGTCACGTCCACCTACCCGCAGGTGTTGTGGGTCAACATGACCTACCCGGACATCGAGATGTACGTCTATCCGGTGCCGACCAAGGTGCTGGAGTTCCATATCGTGTCGGTGCAGGAACTGAACCAGCCTGCCAATTTGGCGACCAATCTGGCCTTCCCGCCAGGCTATCTGCGCTGCTTCCGCTACAATCTGGCCTGCGAACTGGCCCCTGAGTTCGGCGTCGAGCCGTCGCGGCAGGTGTCCCGCATCGCCATGACGTCCAAGCGCAACCTGAAGCGCATCAACAACCCTGACGACATCATGGCGCTGCCCTACAGCATCGTCGGAACGCGGCAGCGCTACTCAATATTTGCCGGGAATTTCTGATGAAGTTTGCGTTTGGCATCAATATAGGCTGCGTGCGCCGCTTCGGGGGTTTCAAACAGCCCAATCCGGATCGGTTTGTAGTTGACTTTGATCTCGGCCAGCCACTTATTGTTTTCCTTTCGGACACCCGAAAATCCGCTTTTATTTTTTCGCGGTTTTTGGTTTTGCGCGTTTTCGGCGTTTGTGACTTCGCGGAGATTGCGCAGCGTATTATTCGCGCGGTTTCGGTCAATGTGGTCCAATTGTTCAACAGGCCAGCGCCCGTGCACATGAAGCCATGCGAGTCTGTGGGCCAAATACAGTCGGTCATCAACACGAATGACAACGTAACCGTTCCGCATGACGCACCCAGCGACGCTGCCTTTTCTACATCTACGGCGGCTAATTGCCCATGTAAAAATTCCCGTGCGTGGGTTATAGTCAAGCAATTCACGAACACGTTCCGCCGTCAAACTATGTTCCATATCTGTCCTCCAACCAACACAGTTAATATTAACTGTGTCGTATTAAAAGGTCAAGCCTAATGTCCACTGTTGCCATCTCACAACTTCCCGCTGCACTCACTGCTGATCCGGCAGATGAAATTCCTATTGTCCAGAGCGGCATCACGAAGAAAATCACCAACGCGCTGTTGTTCAGCACCACGTCACTGGCCAGCGCAACTGGGCTTCCGATTGTCGCCGGTACAACCGGAACGCTGAGCGTCGCGCGGGGGGGTACTGGGGTTACCACCTCTACAGGTACTGGAAGCACGGTTCTGTCCAACGCACCGACGCTGGTTACGCCGACGCTTGGAGTTGCGACCGCCACCTCCATCAACAAGGTGGCCATCACCGCTCCTGCAACCAGCGCCACGCTGACGATTGCAAATGGCAAGACGCTGACGGCTAATCACTCGCTGACGCTGGCAGGCGCCGACAGCACAACAATGACGTTCCCGTCCACCAGCGCGACCATCGCGCGGACGGACGCGGCGCAGACGTTTGCGGGCAACCAGACCTTTAGTGGAGCGTTCATTCAGGGCGCACAGGCGCTGTCTGGCGCTGGCGCAGTCAACATCACGCAGCCAGTCACCAAGTTCACGTCTACGGCTACAGGCAACGCGCTGACGCTGGCCGACGGCGTTGAGGGCCAACTCAAGACCATCGTTTATGTGGCAGAAGCCGCTGGTGGCGACACCGGCATTCTTACGCCGACCAATCTCGGCGCCGGAACGACCATTACGTTCAACGCGGTGGGAGATGCTTGCGTGCTCCAATTCCTTGGCTCGGATTGGTGGGCTATCTCGCTCCGTGGCGCAGTGCTGGCTTAACCGATGCAGACGCCGATCCTCGGTTCATCTTATGTGGCTCGCAGCGTAAATGCTGCGGATAGCCGTATGGTGAACTTGTTCCCTGAGATGGTGCCGGAAGGCGGCAAACAGCCCGCCTTCCTGCAACGGTGTCCTGGTCTGTCCTTGCGGACTACAGTCGGCACCGGTCCTATTCGGGGGCTTTGGGAACACGGCGCGTATATTTACGTTGTGTCGGGCAACACGTTTTACCGCGTAACCAGTTCTTTTGCATCTACGGCGCTCGGCACAGTGTCCGGTACTGGGCCTGTCAGCATGGCCGACAACGGCACGCAGATCATGATCGCCGCCGATCCGGCTGGCTACATCTACAACACCTCGACCAACGTCTTCGCGCAGATCACCGACCCGGACTTCCCCGGTGCCTCAGTCGTGGACTATCTCGACGGCTATTTCGTTTTCATTGAACCCAACAGCCAGCGCATCTGGGTGACGGCACTATTGGACGGCACCAGCATTGATCCGCTGGACTTCGTAAGTGCCGAAGGCGACCCGGACAACATCATCAGCATGATCGTCGATCACCGCGAGGTCTGGCTGTTCGGCAACAACTCGACCGAGGTTTGGTACAACGCTGGATTGTCTGACTTCCCGCTTGTGCGTATTCAGGGTGCCTATAACGAGTTGGGTTGCGCCGCGCGTTACTCCGTGGCCAAGATGAACAATCAGGTCTACTGGCTCGGTAAGGACTTCCGCGGTCAGGGCATTGTCTACGTCGCCAACGGATATCAGGGACAGCGCATCTCGACGCACGCGGTCGAGTGGCAAATCCAACAGTACGGCAATATGTCGGACGCTGTGGCGTATACTTATCAGCAGGACGGCCATTCGTTCTATGTGCTGTCGTTTCCGTCTGCGGGCGCAACATGGGTCTACGACGCCACGACCGGCGCATGGCATGAGCGTTGGGCGTGGGAAAACGAGCAGTGGGCGCGGCAGCGCGGCGCGACGCAGGTGTTCTTTAACGGCGAAAATTTGGTTGGAGACTACCAAAACGGCAATCTGTATGCTTACGATCTGGATGTCTATTCCGACAACGGGCAAACGCAGCGCTGGCTGCGGTCGTGGCGCGCGCTGCCGACCGGCGAGAACACGCTTCGGCGCACGGCGCAGTATTCGCTTCAGCTTGACTGCGAGACGGGCGTTGGCCTCAATTTGTACCCGGCGTACTCGGCTGAAGACCTGACGGCTGAAGATGGCGACATTTTGCTAGCGGAATACGCGCAGAACGACCTGACGACCGAAAGCGGTGAGACATTGACGACCGAGGCAAACGATGGGTTGGAAACGATTGCCGACAATCCAAACCCGCCTTACGATTTTACACCGCCCGTGTACCTGACCACGACCAGCTATCCGGCAGCGCCTGGTTACGATCCACAGGTCATGCTTCGCTGGTCCGACGATGGTGGCCACACTTGGTCGAATGAGCACTGGCGGTCGATGGGCAAGATCGGCCAGTTCGGTTACCGCACCATTTGGCGCCGCCTTGGCATGACGCTCAAGATACGCGACCGCGTCTACGAGGTATCTGGCACCGACCCCATCAAGATCGCCATCATGGGGGCTGAACTACAGGCGAGCGGCACCAGTGGTTAACATCACCAACATCACCCCGCCGCGCGTACCGCTGACGGACCCGCGGACGGGGCTGATCGCG